TAAGGAGAGAAGAATGACTTTGATTTTGAATGGAACGACTGGTCTGTCCGATGTTGACGGTACAGCCGCAGCCCCTGCAATTCGTGGGACTGATGCTGACACTGGTTTGTACTTCCCCACCGCGAACGAAGTTGCCGCTGCCGCTGGTGGCGTTGCTGTTTGGAATGCTGCCAGCACGTTTGGCTTCAAGAACCGCATCATCAACGGCGCGATGGTGATCGACCAGAGGAACGCTGGGGCGAGTGTTACTTTTGATAACGGTGTGTACCCAGTTGATCGCTTTAGAAGTAACGCCTCGCAGACAGGTAAGGCAACAGCGCAACAAAACGCTGGTTCCGTAACTCCGCCACGCGGTTTTAGTAACTATCTTGGGATTACATCCTCTAGCGCATATTCTGTTTCATCTTCGGATTACTTCACAATTCAACATAACATAGAAGGTTTGAATGTGTCTGATCTTGGGTGGGGCGCTGCTGGGGCACAAACCGTAACACTGTCTTTTTGGGTTCGGTCAAGTAATAGGTCTTACCCGTTCTCGTTCACAATTAGCGCCGCTAACACATGGGAACAAAAGTCTGTCACTATTGCCGGGGATACCAGCGGGACTTGGTTGACCACAAACGGCGTTGGCATCAGATTGTTTTTTGGGTTGGGGGTTGGCTCAACCGTTTCCACTACTGCTGGCGCTTGGGCGGCTGGTAATTACTATGCACCCACAGGCGCAACCAGCGTAGTCGGAACCAACGGAGCCACCTTTTACGTCACAGGAGTTCAGTTTGAGCGCGGTAGCGCAGCAACGAGTTTTGACTTCCGTGACTATGGGCGTGAGTTGATGCTGTGTCAGAGGTATTACCAAGAGATTGGTACCGCAGCGGGTAACGAAATAATTTATCTCTTTTATACAGCCGCTGCTACTACTTATTATCTTCCCATGCCGCTACCAGTACCAATGAGAGCAACGCCAACGGCAACAGTAGCGGGAACTTGGGGTGTAGGCAGTGTAAATACACTGACAGTTTCATCTGGCACTAACTCGTTTCGCTTTAACATTGCCACATCAAGCGGTGGGAATAATGCTTTCTTCCAAAATAACGGTGCTGGTGCCAAATTAACATTTGCAATTGAGTTGTAATCATGTACAAACATCTTCCATCATCAATTCTTGACGCTGACAAGTTTATTCAACGGGTCAGCGATAACGCCTGCATCCCCTTCGACCCCGCCAACACCGATTACCAGAAGTACCTCGCGTGGCTCGCGGAGGGCAACACGCCTGAACCCGCTGACGAACAAGGAGCACAACCATGAGCAGAGTAGCCATTTCAGGTGACGCAAGCGGAACCGGTACGTTCACCATTGCGTCTCCGAACTCAAACAGTAACTACACGCTGACGCTTCCAACGAACAGTGGAACCGTTCTTACAACCTCATCCAGTCTTGCGGGTTTAACCGGGGTTGGGAAAATTTTGCAAGTTGTTGAAGGGGGGCAGTTTAACTCCGTAAGTACTTCTTCAGGGAGCACTACGTTCTCTTCCACTACTATTTCAATCACCCCGTCGTTGTCCAGTAGCAAGATTTTAATTTTGTGGTCTGCGGCAGTTTCTATAGACGTAGACAATGACTCACAGGGGGCTAATAACGGGTTTGTACGCCCAGAATATCAAATTGGCGGTACTGGTGGTGCGTGGTCTTTATTGGGGACTAATAATATATATGTACCGGGGCGTGGCGGTAATGGTACGTTTACAAACGCTGTTTATCTTTTATCCCCCGCAACTACCAGTACAGTCTATTTCAGAGTAGGTATAGGAAAATTAGAAGGTGCTCGCTCTATCCTGATTAATAACGACTGGGGGGTTAATAGAATGTACCTTTTGGAGGTGGGAGCATGACAACGATTGCAAAAGCACTTTACTCTCTGCGTCCCGGCGCTGAGTGGGCGATACATGGTAAAGATCAGTTGGAATGGCTCGACCAAAAACAAACGCGCCCTACTGATGCCGAAATTCAAGCCGAGGTCGCTCGCCTTCAGGCCGCAGAGCCTGCGCGTATTGCAGGAGAAAAGCGCCGAGTGGCTTACACCTATGAAGCCGATCCTCTGTTCTTCAAAGCACAACGAGGCGAAGCCACGCTGGCTGAGTGGCAAGCCAAAGTGGCTGAAATCAAAGCCCGTTACCCAAAGGAGTAAACCATGCCCAGCATAATCAACAGTGATGACGGAGTAGTCTCCGGTACGTCTGGTCTAAAGACCACGGGCGGGAATGATGGCATCCTTGCCCTGCAAAACAACGGCACGACCAATGTCACCGTAACTGCTGCGGGTAACGTGGGGATTGGTACTGCTTCGCCTGCCCGTAAATTGGATGTTCGCGGTGGCATCGGTATGCAGGTAAATGAAGATGGCGCAGGAACAAAAGTTATCTCAATGCGGTCAGATTTTGCTGGTCTAGGCCCGGCAATTAACGTAACAACAAATGACCCGCTGCTATTCCTTACCAATAACACCGAACAAGCCCGGATTACCGCAGCAGGTCTTTTCCAATTCAACTCCGGTTACGGCTCAGTAGCCACAGCCTACGGTTGCCGTGCATGGGTGAACTTTAACGGCACGGGTACAGTCGCTATTCGTGCTAGTGGGAATGTGTCGAGTATTACGGATAACGGGGTTGGCGCATACACAATAAACTTCACGACCGCTTTTCCAGATGCTAATTATTCTTTAACTGCCGCAGTTGGGCCAGCAAGTGCTGGCGGCGAGTGTGTACAAACAAATACCCTTCTCGCATCGGCAGCGGTTATCAATACTTCAAACAATAACACCGGTTTGTTAGACAGGGCGAATGTAGGAGTCGCCATTTTCCGCTAATCAAAGGAGTAAATCATGAACCAAAGAATCATTTTTCAAAACGACGAAGGTGGCGTGTCCGTCCTTATTCCCGCACCTGAGTGCTTGCAAGAGCACACGATTGAAGAGATTGCTGCCAAGGACGTTCCTGCTGGCAAGCCCTACAAGATCGTGGACGTGGCAGACATTCCGTCTGACCGCACTTTCCGCAACGCTTGGGAAGTCGATGTCAACACATTGACCGATGGTGTTGGCGCTGAGTCCAACGAGTTCCCTGTGAAGGAGGAAGCATGATTTCCATCAACATGACCAAGGCGAAAGAGATCGCCCACATCGCTCGTCGCGCTGCTCGTGCTGCCGAGTTTGAGCCGCATGATGCCATCATCATGAAGCAGATTCCCGGCGTTGATGCTGCTGCCGCAGAAGCCGCTCGTCAGGCAATCCGCGACAAGTACGCTGCCATGCAAACGCAGATGGATGCTGCTCAGACCCCTGATCAACTGAAGTCTCTGATGCCGCAGGTGTAATCATGATCTTCAAAGACAAAGACCTACACAAAGAGCACCTTCTTGTAGACGCTGAGATGAAGCGTCTGGAGGCGGCTTCACCCGCCAAAGAAGTGGCGGGCAAGTCCATCGGCAAGTGGGGTCTGCTGTGCATCACGGTGATTGTGATGATCGGCGTAGGTGCAAGTCTTGTTCTTGAAGAATCCAAGATTGCCGCTGTGATTGGTCTGGTCTCCGCTGCGCTGACGGCGTTGATTGCCATGCTCAACGGCATTGCTGGTGCAACTCCAAAGCAGGAGAAGCCTGAGTTTGAGGTGATGAAGCAGTTGATCGAGCGTCTTGACCGCATGGCAGACAGAGACCCTATGCACGTTCATGTCGATGGAGAGAAAGTCACCGTTAAGAAGGGTGACAGCGAAATGACTTCGGGGAGGTAAAGATGGCATGGTCTGACGTACTCAAAGCAGTCATCCCCATCGTGGTGGCTGCACTGGCTTGGCTGCTGGGGCAGGTGGCTTCTTTCTCGGAACGCCTGACCAAGATTGAAGGGCAGATGCCTGCTCTCATCACCAAAGAGGGCATCCCGACAGACAGTCCGATCAGCGCCGAGCGCAGGGCCATGATGAAGGAAAACCTGATGCTGCACATCAACGAGTTGCAAGTGAAGGTCCGGCTCCTTGAGGAGCGTGAAAAACTGAACAAGAAATAACCGACAGGAGGACGCATGGACTGGCTTAAACAGATTGCCCCAACAGTTGCTACAGCCCTCGGTGGCCCACTGGCAGGAATGGCGGTGTCTGCCATTTCCAAAGCCATCGGCGTCGATCCTGACAAGGTCGAAGACCTGATCTCCAGCAACAAACTGACTTCGGATCAGATTGCCCAGATCAAGATTGCCGAGATCGAACTTCAGAAGCAAGCCCAAGAACTGGGTTTGAACTTTGAGAAACTGGCAGTCGATGACCGCAAGAGCGCCCGTGAGATGCAGGCGGTGACCCGTTCGTGGGTTCCTCCCCTGCTGGCTGCTTCGGTGACTGTGGGATTCTTCGCCATCCTCGGCGGCATGATGTTCGGTCAGATGTCCGTGGCTGACAACACGGCACTCACCATGATGCTTGGCTCTCTGGGCACGGCTTGGACTGGAATCATCGCCTACTACTTCGGCTCGTCTGCTGGCTCTCAGGCCAAGACTGACCTGCTCTCTAAAGCACCACCTGTCAAATAAGGAGTACCCATGCCATTCCAACTTTCTCAGCGCAGCCTCGACAAACTGGTGGGCGTTCGCCCTGAACTGGTCGAGGTGGTTAAGCGCGCTATCGAGATCACCACCGTTGATTTCGGTGTCACTGAGGGATTGCGGACCAAGGAGCGCCAGATTGAACTCTTTGAGAAGGGCGCATCTCAGATCAAAGACGGCGGCACTCACGTCGATGGCAGAGCGGTGGATTTGATGGCCTACATCGGGGATCGTGGCAGTTGGGAACTCAACCTGTACGACAACATCGCTGATGCGGTGAAGCAGGCAGCAATCGAGAAGAACGTGGCGATCCGCTGGGGTGCTGCGTGGAACGTGCCTGACATTCGCCTCTGGCGCGGCACGATGGAAGAGGCCATGAACTTTTACATTGACGAGCGCCGCAAGCAGAACCGGCGTCCTTTCATCGATGGGCCGCATTTTGAGATGGTTTAAACATGGCATTCACGAAGGTCAAGATCAAACCGGGGGTCAATCGAGACACGACTAACTACGCCAACGAGGGTGGTTACTACGAGTCCGAGAAGGTCCGCTTCCTCTCCGGCTACCCGCAGAAATTGGGTGGCTGGGAGAGTGACCCCACGGTTTCGATCAAGGGTATTTGCCGCAGCCTGTTCAACTACATCACCAGCAACAGCGACAACATCCTCTGGATCGGCACGACCAACCACCTCTATGCGGAGGTAGGCGGTAACCTGCAAGACTTGACCCCCGCTCGGGCAACGTTTACATCGCCAGCCAGCAATAACTGCTTTGACACGACGAACGGCTCAAGGATCGTCAACGTCAACATTGTGGGCCACGGCGTGACTGCTACCGGGCAATTTGTGACCTTTTCCGGTGTAGTTGGGTCCGGCTCTCCTGCGACGATTGGCGGCATCCCGGAGGCAGAGTTCAACGCCGAGTTTCAGGTCTACGCGATTGTTGATGCCAACAATTTTCAGATTGAGACGACCACCGCTGCCACCAGCACCACCAGCAATCAAGGTGGTACTGGCATTACGGCAGTCTTCCCCATCATCCCGGGCAACGATATTGACTTGTACGGCTATGGCTGGAGTGCCGGTCCTTGGAGCCGTCTGGGCTGGGGAACGGGTACGGTGACACCTCTGGTGATCGGTCAACGAGATTGGTGGTACGACAATTTCGACAACGATTCGGTGATGAACATCCGTAACGGTACGCCCTACTACTGGGCGTATGAGGCCACCATCAGCGTGAGAGCCATACCCATGTCCACGGCTGCGACGAATGCCGGGTTTGTGGGTGCTGACGTTCCCGCCGAGGTGATGCAGTTGATGGTGTCTCAGAACGACCGCCATCTTTGCGCTTTTGGTGCAACGCCGTTTGGCGGTGGCAACTTTGATCCCATGCTAATTCGCTGGGCAACGCAAGGACAGCCACTCAACTGGACGCCCACAGCCACCAACTCGGCTGGCTTTTATCGGGTCTCTCGTGGCTCACGGATTGTTCGGGCAATCCCGACCCGTCAGGAAACCCTGATCTTGACAGACTCCAGTATGTACTCGATGCAGTTCACGGGTACGACCGACGTATTTGCTTTCCAAGAGTTGGCTGACAACATCTCGATTGCCAGCCCTCGATCCATCGTTGTGGCAAACAACGTGGCTTACTGGATGGGTCAGGACAAGTTCTATATGTACTCCGGTCGCGTTGAGACGCTGCCCTGTACTCTCAGGAACGAGGTCTTCAACAACATCAACTTTGAGCAGCAGGCCCAGATCATCTGCGGGACCAATGAACGCTGGAACGAGGTGTGGTGGATTTACCCGACAGGCAACAACACATCGCCGGACTCCTACGTCATATACAACTACGCCGAGCAGATTTGGTACTACGGGACCATTGAGCGCACGGCATGGCTGGATTCGCCTCTGCGTCTTTACCCGCAAGCAATCAACGGGCAGTACCTGTACAACCATGAAGTAGGGATTGATGCAGACGGTCTGCCGATGACCTCCTACATCGTCACGTCCGACTTTGACATCGTCGATGGGGATGAATTCCTGTTGATCAAGCGGATGATTCCTGACATCAACTTTGCCGGATCGACGGCTGCAACTCCTCGGGTGTTGCTGACAGTCAAGCCGAGAAACTTCCCCGGCTCCAACTACAACACCACCAACCAGCCGCTGGTGGAGTTGTCATCGACTGTGCCGGTTGAGCAGTACACGGAGCAGATTTTCATTCGCGCTCGCGCTCGTCAGATGGGTCTGAAGATTTACTCCGACGAGTTGGGTGTGATGTGGCAAATGGGTCTTCCGCGACTCGACGGACGGAAAGATGGCAAGCGATGATCATCAAAAAGTTCGTCGCCCCGGCTCTTCCGATCCCGAAGAGGGATTACGACCAGACGCAGCAAACGGATTTGATCCGCGCCCTGCGTCTTTATTTCAACCTGTTGGATGACTATCTAAACCAGATCACAAACGAGGTAAACGGATTTATGGACCCATTCTCACCAACATCGCTCGATGCGTTCGGCAGGCTGCGGGTTAGTGAGCCGTATACCCTCTTTGACAGCCAGAACCGCTACGCCGCCGACAACCAGTTTGATGTCGCAACCACCGGCACGGGCACAACAACCTTCCTATCCAACGAGGCAGCAATCAAGATGGAGGTCACTGGGGCTGGTGTTGGCTCGGTGACTCGTCAGTCTTATCGCTCTTTTCCCTATCAGCCGGGTAAGGGTCTTTTGCTGCTTGCGACTTTCGTGATGGACTCCAGCACCAGCGCCAACTTGACGCAGAGCGTGGGTTACTTCAACGACAGCAATGGTGTGTTTTTTAAGCGCACTGGGTCAACCAACTCGTTTGTGCTGCGCTCCAGTTCCACCCCTACCCCCGGAACACCCAGTGACGTTCGCACAGTCAATCAGGCAGATTGGAATGGCGACAAACTCGATGGCACTGGCGAGTCTGGGTTGACCCTTGACCCAAGCAAAGCGCAGATTCTCTGGATGGACTTTGAGTGGCTGGGCGTGGGTTCGGTGCGCTGCGGATTCATCATCGATGGGACGTACATCACTTGTCACACCTTTGACAACGCAAACGAAATCACATCGGTCTACATGACCACGGCGATCCTGCCTGTGCGGTATTCAATTACCAGCACAACCGCTGCCGTGGCTGCATCGATGAAAGCCATTTGCTGCTCAGTAATTTCTGATGGCGGCTTTGAGCAAACATCTATAGATCATGTGGCAAGACGGACAACGGTGTTTTCCAACATCGATACCGCAGCGACGTTTTACCCCATCGTCTCTATTCGCATGGCGTCTGGGCGCACAGGATCGGTAGTTTTGCCCAATCGGACGCAGTTCCTGCCTTTGACCAATCAGAACTATGAAGTGGTTCTTTTGAAGAACCCGACACTGACTGGCGCAACGTGGGCAGCAACCGTCCCCAGTGACAGCAACGTTGAATTTGATGTCGCAGCAACAGCGATTTCCAGTGTTGGGACTATTGCCCAGACTGACTACGTCACCTCAAGCGGTAGCGGCGGCACAAGCATTACAGCCGCCCCCACGGGATACAACTGGGATTTGCAGTTGGGAGCAACCGTTGCCGGGGTCAGCGACATCTACACATTGGCAGTTCGCACCGTGGACGGTGCAACTAAGGGTAGCGGGGTAGGTTCCCTGTCCTTTTACGACCTGACCCAATAGGAAACATTGACGTTTAAACACGAACAAGGATAATGTCAACATGAACCAAACCGCTCAATATCTAGCCAGTAAAGGTCGGAATGGCGACACGATGCTGGTGCATATGTCCCCGCAAGAAGTCGGTGGACTCCAGACGCTTGCCCGGAACAATGGCACGACGCTGACCGTCAACCCGCAAACCGGTCTGCCCGAAGCCTTCAACCTTGGGCGTCTGCTGCCTATGGTGGCTGGCGCTGGCCTGACCATGCTGTCTGGCGGCACACTGTCCCCCTTGACCATTGGCTTGATGACGGGCGGTCTTGGTGCTGTGGCAACCGGTAGCCTCAAAGAAGGTCTCATGATGGGCCTAGGGGCCGCTGGTGGCGCTGGACTGGCTGGTTCG